GGGCCGGTTCGCCGGTTCGCCGGGTATTTCTGGAACCGTAACGACGGTGCCCGGTGCCAGCGGTGCCAGCACGCCAGGGTTCGCTTGCGATAGGTTCCGGGCGTACTTTTCGGTGCCGTATGCCCGTCGGGATAGGCTCTCGAAGGTGTCGCCGGCGTTAGACGTAATAAACAATGCGGCGGCCCTCCGGTAGTTCCAAAATCTCCGAACCCGTCAAACTGTTCGAGCTGATAAGGAAGTCGAGCTGGTCGTCTACCGACCCGTAAAGCTCCGCCGAAAGGTCCACGATAGTTCGCGCACGGTCCAGGACCACGGCGCGCTCTTGCTTTAGCGAAAACGAGATGCCGACCAGGAACCCGGCGGTCAGGGCCACGGCTTCTTGCAGCCTTTGGTACGCTCCGCCGGTGTCTACCGCCGCAAGGGCCGCGTAGTTTTGTTCGCGCCACGCCTCCACGTTTGAGAGCTGCCCGAGTATCGACTCGGCGGCCGTCAGGGCGGCCGCTTTCGTTTCAAACTGGGCGTTAACCGCCGAAACCACCGACCCGCTCACGTACGAAGACGCGAAAACGTCCCGCGCGTAGAACGTGTTGGCCCCCTGGGCGTCGCCACCGCCGGAAACCACCGCCCCGTCGCCGGACAGAAGCGACGAAGCCAGGCCGTTGTACGCATCCAGGCGGGCGGATATGTCCGACGCGGCCCGGGCCGGCGCCTGAATTAGAAGAGTAGTCTGGAACACCAGGTCAAGCGGCGTAGAAACCAAGACATCGATGCCCCGGTTTATGGAGTCGCTTGTCGCGTCGAATTGGCGGCGTACGCCGTCTTGCGTGTCCGCCACCGCCTGCAGTCCCGCTTCGGCGGTGTCCAGAAGGGCGCCGTAGGTGTTTTTAAAGCTCGCTAGGGACGACGGCGCGGACAGGTCCAGGGCAGCGGCTGTTTGCTCCGACACGGCGGCGTTGTACGCATCCACGGCGGACAGAACCGAAGACCCCGGGTCGGTTTGTCCCGTCGGGTAGATAATGCCGATAGTTTCCCAGAACGTCACCTCGAGCACGGCCTGGTTCGCGGCGGTCTTCAAGTCGTCCCGGCGCGTAATGGTCCCGAACGGCACAACTTCCACGGTCCCGTAGGCGGGGTGCTCAAGACGGCCGGCGCCCCGTTCCAGCAGCAGGGACTCGAAGGCCGCAACGGCCAGGTCGTAATCCGGCCCCCAGAAGAACAGGCGCAACGGGTACTGGCGGCCGGTGTTGCCCAGGTCTTGAACGTAGGTGCCGTCCGCGTCGGGGAAGTCAAACGCGGTCGTTTTCTTTTCAACGCTCCGCCGTACGTCTTCGTACTCGAAGGTCTGGCGGGTGCCGCCTGGCGACGTGTACGCCGCCGCGTTTAACCTGTCCGTCCATGCCATCAGAAGGCCCCCGTGGGTTGTAGCGTAACGCCGGCGCCCATGCTGCCGCCGGTAACTTCCGCCCGGCCGCTTTCGTCCCGGATTGTCACTTCCGCCGAACTGGTCTGGCGGCGCTCTTCGATTGAACGGGCGGTGCGTTCCTGCGGGCTCTGAACGACGGGCTGGCCCTGGGCGCCGGATTGCTGTTTCTCCTCTTCGTCGTCTCCGAAGCCAAAGAAGCCGGCGACCCCGGAGGCGGCGTTCTTCACCGCGCCCGTCGTCGAATCCACCACGCCAGAACCAAAGTCGGAAACCTTGCCGGCGGCGTTCTTCACGACGTTAACGGCGCCCATTACTTTGTCCACAATGCCGCTGATCATCGACCAGGCGTCTGAAAAGCTGGCGGTCACTCCGGCCCATAGCTCCGCGAAGAAATCGGACACGACCGACCAGGCGCCGGTCACTTTCTCCGCGCCGCTTTTAAGCCAGTCGATTGCCGGCGCCACGTCACTCATAACCGACGCGGCAAACGACGACATAGCCGCCTTGATTTCGTCCCAGTAGGCGACGGCCGCAACGATAGCCGCGATCAGGGCCACAATGCCCAGAACTATCCACGTTATAGGGTTCGCCAGCATGACCAGGTTAACGGCCGCCATTATCGCTGAAAACACTTTCAGGACGGCCGACGCCGCGACAAAAGCGGCCACCATCTTGAAAATCATCTCGCCGTTGCGTTCAACAAACGACGCGAACTTTCCTAGCTTGTCAAGGCCCGCGCCCAACATTTCGGCTATGTCGTACTTGTCGTTAAACTCGATAACCGCCCGGGTCACGGCTTTTAAGCGCGTCCAAAGGTTCCCCATAAATTCGGTGATTCGGGTGCGTATCAGGTCTTTGTTGGCCACTATCCACTCGCGCCACTTGCTCAGGGTCTTCGTTATCGCGGGGGTCATCGGAAGTATCACCTGCTGCAACAGCCCCATCAGGCTGCGCTTCAAGCTGTTCGCCGCGTCGTTGTACGCTTCGGCGGCTTTGGCCTGGGCCATGGTTATGTTGCCGTTCTCGTTCTGCTCTTTGCGAAGGGCGGCAATGGCTTCGGAACTATTGTCGGCAATGTTGACGAGCTTCAAACCTTGCCGGCTGAACGCCGCGTTCGCCAGGGCGGCTTTTTCGGTGGCGCTGTCCGCGTTGCGCATCGCGTCGATGTATATTTCGAACGCTTTGGCCACGTCGTCGGTCCCCTGCAGTTGCTTTAAAAGCTGCGGGTTTATCTTTTTAAGGCCGGTAACTAGCGGGCCCATTCCGCCTTTGGCTTCGCCTAGACGCTTCGAAAACGCGCCCAGGGACTTGTCCAGAAGGCCCGTGGATACGCCGGACTGCTCCGCCACAAACTTCCATTCTTGCAGGTCTTCGATGGGGAACTGAAGGCGCCGCGATTGCTTCGCCAGTTCGTCGGCCGCGTCGGCCGTTCGGTTTAATGCGGTAACCGCCGCGGCGGAACCGACGGCCAGGATTGCGCCGCCGAACTTTGCAACCCGCGCCGCCCCCTTGCCCATCTTTCCGACCAAGCGACTAACGGCACGATCAGCGGACCGCAACCCGCGCGACATAGCGCGGGTGAACTTCCGAACCTTCGTCTGCATACGCGAAACCGGAGCGGTTACGCGGTCCACCGCTTTAAATACTGCTTCTACTGAAAAGCGGCCCGCCATGCTTTACCCCTTCGGCTTCGAGTTCTCCGTGAGTTCGCCCCGGAGCCCCTCGTAGAAAAAACGAATCTCCCGGGCTTTTAGTGTACGTGGGTCGGGCAACCCCGGGTAGTCCCTGCAAACCTGCAAAAGCATTTCGCCGTATACCCGGTCCGCTGTGTGGCCCCGCTGGGGGTGCCTGAAGTCCGCACCCACCCGAACCAACGGAACCCCGACTAGTCCATTAAAAGCGCGAAAAGCGCCTCGCATACCTTCGCATCGTTGCCGGCCAGGCCCGCAAAAACGCTCGGGTGGACCCCGCACATATCGGACATAACGGCGTAGGTTTTCGCAACGTCGTGGCCCTTTTTCTTCCCGTCCATCGCCATAAGCGAAGCGCCGGTGCGTTCGTGAAACGTGATGGGGTCGCTATGCTTCGACAGGGCGTTGCTGGGCGTGTACACCGCTTCGCCGCCCTCATTCACCGTCAGGTCGCCGCGCTCCATCGCGCGAAGGATCCGACGTTTCTGTTTTGCGAATTGGCCCAGGTCTTCGGCGTCCATCAGGGACGTGTCCAGGTCCAGGTCCATTTCATCGGCGAAGCGGTCGAACTCTGCCTCGGCCACTTCAAGTGCCACCGGGTTCTCTTTCGTATCCATGGTTTTTGCCCTGTTGAGTGGGTGCCGTTCCCCCGGCCGAAGCCGAGGCGAAGGGTAGGGCGTCCCGAACGGCACAGCGCCCCTTTCGCTCTTACTGTGCGGTCAGAATGCCCGGGCCCACCAGCGACACGGCCGCAGTGGCGTTCTGGCTGCTTGCTTGCAGTTCGCCGGTAATTTGCGCGGTGCCCTGGAACGTTATCCCGGACGCGTAGGTAATCGCTACGGGGAAGTAGTCGAAGCGGTTCGACAGGTTCTGCAAAAACTCATGGTCCCCGCGGGCGTCGTCCACTTCCAGGGTCATGCCGTCCAGCGACAGGGGCACGCGGGTCTTGATAAGACGGGCGGTGCCGTTGCCGTTGGCCTGGACTTCGTTTTCGAAGCCGCCCAACTTGCGCTGCGCTTCGGCGTCTGCGGCGACCGGGAAGTTCCGGCCGTCCAGCGTAATTGATTCAATGCTGCCTCCAGTTGCTGCCAT